TCTTTCTCTCAGTTTATGAATGAGGCAGATAATGTAAGTTTCCAAATTGGTTCTGGACATAGTGCTGCTAGAAGACAAGCAAAAATTAGAAATCTTGCAGATAGAACAACAAGTGCAGGAGAACAATCTGCAGCAAAAGCAAAATTAAAAGGTCCCGATTGGCAAAAACCAAAATTAAAATAATTTATTATGAGTGAAAGATCTAGTTATAAGGGTAATCCTAATCTCAAACCTTCCAATGTTCAGATTCAATTTACTTCTGAACAGCTAGAAGAGTATTTGAAGTGCCAAGAAGATCCAATCTACTTTGCAAAAAAATACATCAAAATTGTTTCTCTTGATGATGGTCTAGTCCCATTTAAAATGTGGGACTTCCAAGAAAAATTGATTGACAATTTTCATAGGCATAGATTTAATATCGCAAAGCTTCCAAGACAGACTGGAAAATCGACTACGGTTGTTTCCTACCTGCTGCATTACGCTTTGTTCAATCCAAATGTAAAAATCGCAATTCTTGCAAACAAAGCAGAGACCTCAAGGGAACTTCTATCCAGATTGCAGTTATCATACGAAAACCTACCTAAATGGTTACAGCAGGGCGTGGGTTCTTGGAACCGTGGATCACTGGAGCTAGAGAACGGATCCAAGATTATTGCTGCTTCTACCTCATCATCTGCTGTCCGAGGAAACTCTTTTAACATCATCTTCCTCGACGAGTTTGCATTCATTCCAAACCATATTGCAGAACAGTTCTTCAGTTCTGTATATCCCACTATTTCATCTGGTAAGACTACCAAAGTTATTATCATTTCCACTCCAAATGGAATGAACATGTTCTATAAGTTCTGGCACGATGCAGAACGAGGAAAGAACAGTTACACACCATTGGAAGTTAATTGGTGGGATGTTCCAGGAAGAGACCAAAAGTGGAAAGAAGAGACTATTGCAAACACTTCTCAACGACAGTTTGAGCAAGAATTTGAATGTACCTTCCTGGGATCTGTTGATACTTTAATCAATCCTAATAAACTTCGTACAATGGTCTATGATGATCCATTGAAGAGAAGTGCAGGATTAGATGTATATGAAGATCCGATAGAAGGTCATGATTATGTAATGACTGTGGATGTGGCAAGAGGTGTTGGAAATGACTACTCTGCATTTACTGTTATGGATGTAACTACAATTCCATATAAGTTAGTTGCAAAATATAAAAATAACGAAATCAAACCTATTTTATTCCCAAATATCATTGATACTGTAGGTAGAAGTTATAACAATTCAAATGTCCTAGTAGAGGTTAATGACATTGGAGGACAGGTAGCTGATATTCTTCAATTTGATCTTGAATATGATAATCTTCTTATGTGTGCAATGAAGGGTCGTGCAGGACAGATTGTTGGAACTGGATTCTCCAATAAGGCACAACTTGGAGTCAAAATGACCAAGGCAGTTAAGAAATATGGTTGTGCCAACTTGAAAGCAATGATTGAAGATGATAAATTATTAATACCTGACTACGATATTATTAGTGAACTCACAACTTTTATTCAAAAAAGTGATACCTTTTCGGCAGAAGAAGGTTGCAATGATGACTTGGCAATGTGTCTAGTTATTTTCTCTTGGCTATCAACTCAACCTTATTTTAGGGAGCTTACTTCAAATGATGTTAGGAAAAGAATTTTTGAAGATCAAAGAGAGGCTATTGAGCAGGATATGGCTCCATTTGGTTTTATACTGGATGGCTTAACAGATTCAGAAACTACATTTGTAGATAATAAAGGAGATTATTGGACTTCTGCTACTGACAATAAATGGAATACTGATGAATATGGCGACATGGCGTACATGTGGGAATATAAGTAGTTCAAAATATAAAGATAAATAAATAGTTTTGAGAAAAAAATCTCATAGAGGTAATAAACATGGCGTTTGCTTCACCTGGAGTATCCATCAAAGAAATTGACTTAACTCCTGTAGTTAATGTATCTGACCAGAATGTCGGTGCAGTTGTAATTGCTGCAGAAACTGGTCCTGTAGATACAGTAACTTTTGTATCTAGCGAAAGAGAATTAGTTGAAACATTTGGCAGACCAAATGATAACAACTATGAGTCTTGGTTTGCTGCATCAACCATCATTGAGTATGGCGGAATTGCTGCTGTTATTAGACCATCAAGTTCAAATATTGTTCTCAATTCAGCTTCAGATGCTGGACAAGCAACTTTTATTATTAAGAGTAAATTTGACTATGATAACTATTCTGGAGTAGCATTTAAATTTGCTGGTAGAAGTGCTGGGTCAAAATTAAATTCACTTAAAGTAGTCGCAGTTGATCACGGTGTAGATCAAGTAATTACTTACACTGGCACTGATCCTACAGTAGCTGCTGGAGATGCTATTGTAATCAAAAATGGATCTGACACAGTAGGAACTGGCTGGGTCTATAAATTAGATGCAACTGCAAATAAGCTATACATTGTTCTAAACGATAGCACAAAAAGAATTGCAAGTGTAGGATATGAGACTTACAGCATTACTGATAATGCTGGAACTCCAGTAGTTTTAGTTGCTGCAGGAGAAATCAGTGCAGTTGATAATACTTACTATGACACACTTGAGTATGCTTCTGGTCTTAAGTGGAGAGATATTGCACCTCAGCCAGGAACTTCATCTTCTGTAGCTTCCAAGGGAGGAAAATTTGATGAAATGCACATCCTTGTTCTAGATGAAGACGGAATCATTACTGGAACTCCAAATACAGTTCTTGAGAAATATCTATTTGTTTCAAAAGCAAAAGATGCAAGTACTCTAGATGGTTCACTAGTTTATTTCCATTCAGCTTTAGCAGAAAGATCTAAGTATGTATTCCCAGGTTACTCAACTGGAATTGATTTTATTGGAACTTCAAAAACTCCTACCCTAGAAGGTACAACAGTTGCAAATATTGGCGAGACTAATAGCTCAAACAAAGTATTCTCACTAATTTCAAGTTCAGGATCTTCAGTATTAGGTTTTAGCTTAACTGGTGGAGCAGATTATCTGTTCAGTTCTGACGCTGCCGATATCGAAGCTGCTGTCACTGCTGGATATGAAATTCTAAGAGATTCAGAAACCTTTAATGATGTTGATTTCTTAGTACCAGGAAAAATTAGTCTTGATAGAGCACTTAAGCTAATTGATATTACTGAATCAAGAAGAGACTGCATGGCAGTCATTTCACCAAGAAGAAGTGATGTAATCAATAGCTCAACTAGTGCTATTAAGACAGAAAACATCATTGACTTCTTTAGCAATCTAACAAGCAGTTCATTTGCAATCTTTGATTCTGGATACAAGTATATCTACGATAAGTTTAATGACACATATCGTTATGTTCCTTGTGCTGCTGATGTTGCTGGTCTTTGCATCAATGCCACTATTAATTCTGAAACTTGGTTCTCACCAGCAGGATACAACAGAGGCAATCTAAAGAATGCAACTAAGCTTGCATACTCACCAAAACAGTCAGAAAGAGATAGACTATACACAAATAGAATCAATCCTATTGTTTCTTTCCCAGGACAAGGTATCGTTCTATTTGGTGATAAAACTGCTCTAGCATCTCCTAGTGCTTTCAATAGAATTAATGTTCGCAGACTCTTTATTGAGCTTGAGAAAAATGTTGCGAACTTCTCCAAGTTCCAGCTATTTGAAATTAATGACGAAGTAACCAGAAGTTCATTTAAAGCTGCTGTCGAGCCTTATCTCAGAGGGGTTCAAGGTAGAAGAGGAATTTATGATTTCCTTGTTGTTTGTGATGAAACTAATAACACACCAGATGTTATTGACAGAAATGAATTCAATGCTGAAATTTATATCAAGCCTGCTAGAAGCATTAACTTCATCACCATCACCTTCGTAGCTACAAGAACTGGTGTTTCCTTTGGCGAATTAACTCAGTAATTATTTTTCGTAAACCATTTAGGAGAAAACAATGGCTAAGAGTATTTCAGATTTCAAATCATATCTAAAGAAGGGTGGTGCTAGACCTAATCTATTTCTAGTTAGACTTAACTTTCCTTCACAGATCTCTCAAATTGCAGACATCGGACCTATCACTTCTGCAAATAACCTAACAACTCAAGCTGAGTTCATGGTTAAAACTGCTCAAATTCCTGCTTCAAACATTGGAACTATCGAAGTTCCTTTTCGTGGAAGAATGCTCAAGGTTGCTGGAGACAGAACATTTGAGCCATGGTCAGTAACCATTGTAAACGATGGTCAGTTTCAAATCCGTCAGGCATTTGAGGCATGGTCAAGAGGCATCAACGCTCTAACAGAGAATGTCTCTCAGTTAGGATATGGTGCAGATGGTGGAGCATCATATTGTGTAGATATGACTGTGTTTCAATTAAGCAGAGATGGACAAACTCCAAACAGAACTCCTGCAAATCCAAACAATGTAGGAGTTGATGGAATGGATGTAATCCGTGCATATAAATTCTATGATGCTTGGCCTTCAGCAATTTCTTCAATTGATCTATCATTTGAAGCAAATGATCAGATCGAAGAGTTTACTGTAGAATTCCAATACAACTTCTTTGAGAATACAACCACCAATCTTTGATACTAAATATATAAAAGAGTTTTAGGATTATTATGACCCAATTATTTGGTTTCTCCATTGAAGATAGAAAAAAGAAACCAGCAAAGGCGTTTTCACCAGCGCCTCCTAATGATGATGATGGCACCTCGGTAGTCGCCGCAGGTGCCTATTTTGGTCAGTATCTAGATTTAGATGGAGTAGGACAGCACAATAACGAGTTTGAATTAGTTAGAAAGTATAGAGAAATTGCACTTCACCCAGAAATTGATAGTGCTATTGATGATATTATTAATGAATCTATTAGTAGTGATTTGGACTATGCTCCAGTATCAGTAGAACTTTCTACACTGCAAGCAAGTGATAAAATTAAAAAATCTATTAAAGAAGAATTTGGAAATATTTTAAGGCTTCTAAATTTTGATAAAAAATGCCACAATATTTTCCGTCGCTGGTATATTGACGGCAGATTATATTACCATAAAATTATTGATTTTGATAAACCAAAAGAAGGCATCAAAGAACTTAGATATATAGACTCCCTTAAAATTAAAAGAGTCAGAGAAATTAAAAGGCAAAAAAGTGTAGATTCTCTAACCACCATGGAAGGTCAAAAATATGACTATGGTGAGTTTATTGAATATTACATTTATTTTCCAAAGGGATATAAAGGTTCAGATGCAAATGGCATCAAAATTTCAAATGATGCAGTAACTTATGTAACATCTGGATTGTTTGATCATAATAGAAATATGGTTCTTAGTTACCTGTATAAGGCAATTAAGTCAGTAAACCAATTGAGAATGATCGAAGATTCTCTAGTAATTTATAGATTATCTCGTGCTCCAGAGCGTAGAATTTTTTATATTGATGTAGGAAATCTACCTAAAATTAAAGCTGAGCAGTATCTTCGTGAAGTAATGGGAAGATACAGAAACAAAGTTGTATATGATTCTGCAACTGGTGAAATTAGAGACGACAGAAAGCACATGAGTATGCTTGAGGACTTCTGGCTTCCTCGTCGTGAAGGTGGTCGTGGCACAGAAATTACTACACTACCTGGAGGACAGAATCTTGGAGAACTAGAGGATGTTAAGTATTTCCAGAAGAAACTATACAAGTCTCTGAATATTCCTCTCTCAAGACTAGAGCAAGAATCTTCATTTACCATCGGAAGAACTAATGAGATCACCCGAGATGAACTAAAGTTTGCAAAATTTGTAGGCAGACTTCGTAAGCGTTTTAGTGATCTATTTAATGATCTTCTCAGAACTCAGTTAATTCTAAAAGGAATTATTACTGCAGATGATTGGGAAGAAATGAAAGAATATATTCAATACGATTATATTTTTGATAATCATTTCACTGAACTCAAAAATACTGAAATTCTAAATGACAGATTAAATATTGTAAATCAAGTAGAACCATATCTAGGTAAATATTTTTCTGTGGAATATGTTCGTAGACAAATACTAAAACAAACTGATGATGAAATTGAAGAGATTGATATGCAAATTGAACAAGAAAAACAATTAGGAATTATTCAAGATCCAACTCAGATGATGATGGACCAACAAGGGGCTTTACCTCCAGGACAAGATCAGCAAATGCAAACTGATGTTGCTGCATCTGGGGAAGCTGGCCCTGCTGGAGGTGGAGTTGATAATGATTTTAAAAACTTTATTTCTCCATCAGATTATGGAAAAGGTAAATTTTAATAAATAGTTATTGTAATTTTAATATATTATTGGGGTTTTTATGTCTTTGTCACAAGAAATTGTTGATAGTATTATTGCTAGAAACAATGTAAACGCAAATGAAAAAATTTATGATACCCTTTTTGGAAAAGCTTCTGAAAAGATTGGAATGAGAAAAGTTGAAATTGCTCAAAATATGTTTGCAACTGGAAACTATGAGAGTGATGATGATTATTATGAAGATGATGACCAAGAAATTGAATATGAAGAAGAGTACGACGACGAAGTACCAGAAGAAGAGTACGAACAATGAAACTAATCACAGAAACTATAGAAAATATTAAGGTTATCACCGAAGAAAGAGGTGGTAGAAAAAACCTATATATTGAAGGAGTATTTCTCCAAGCGGAACTAAAAAACCGCAATGGCAGAATGTATCCGATGGAAACTCTTGAAAGAGAGGTTGGTTCTTATAACGAGAACTATGTTGCCAAAGGTCGTGCTCTAGGCGAACTAGGCCATCCAGATAGTCCAACAATTAATCTAGATAGAGTATCTCATAAAATTGTTTCTCTTCGTTCAGAAGGAACAAACTTTATTGGTAAGGCTCAAATTCTAGAAACTCCAATGGGCAAAATCGCTAAGTCTCTACTTGAGTCTGGCGTTTGTCTTGGTGTTTCTTCAAGAGGAGTTGGATCTATTGAGGAAAGAAATGGCGTTAATGTAGTAAAGGATGACTTCATGTTATCTACTGCTGCAGATATTGTTGCAGATCCTTCTGCTCCAGATGCTTTTGTGCAAGGTATTATGGAAGGTAGAGAATGGATTTGGAACAATGGAATGTTAGAAGAGAGGGTAATTAATCGCTATAAACAAGCAATTAATAGAGCATCTTCTAATCAATTATCCGAAAGAAAACTACAAGTTTTTGAAAGTTTTCTTCGTAATATCAAAATTTCATAAATAATAGTAGAAAATATCACATATTTCTAGAGGGTTTTTTCGATGTCCAATGTATTAAATACAGAATTTGACGAATTTCTAGAAGAAGGAAACATTGTCACTGCTCACGCAAAACCAGGAGACCGTATGCAAAAATTACAGCACAGCACTCCTGGCCAGGGTGCATCCCCAGAGGAACTAGGTGGTTCTTCCACAACTAAACCAGAAGGTGATGAAATTGGCAAGAAGGCTTCTTCAAGAATGAGTAAGTCATCTTCTAAAGTAAATGCTGGTGCAAAGTCACCAGATGGTATGGCTCGCCTTCAAGGCTCAGCTCCTGGTCAAA